CAAGGATGAATTGGAGTTTGGTCTCTATGCCATCGTTGATGAGTTTCTGAAAGAGACGGAGGAGCGGCATCTCGATCTGTCGCCCATCGAGTACAAGAGCCGTGTGGATGGTTTGTCGGGCAAGACCCGTGTCATCGGCATCATGAGCGTGAAGCAACAGTGCTATGAACACATCATCGTGGGTGCGCTCATGCCGCTGTTCAACGCGAAGATTACGCCTCACCAGTATGCGAGCATGGAGGGGCGGGGACAGGTTGCCGGGATGCGGCAGATTCAAAAGTGGGTTTGGGATGACAACTGGTCGGTTAAGTGCAGCGAGAAGTTCGGCAACGGCTATCAGCGCAGGTGCAAGTATTATGTGAAACTCGATGTCACACAGTGCTTTCCGTCGATCAGCGGCGAAACCGTGATGCGCTTTCTCAGTCACGACATCTCGAAAAACGATGAATTGTTGTGGGCTGTGTCGCAGATCATGAAAACCCACGAAGCGGGTGGGCGGGGTCTGGTGATCGGCTCCCTGCTGTCTCAATTCCTCTGTAATTACCTGCTGTCCTTCGCCTATCGCTTTGTCATGGGTCTCCACAAGGAGCGCCGTGGGAAATCCGTCAAGCTGGTGCATCACGCGCTGTTCTTCATGGATGATCTCATCCTGATTGGTTCAGACCGACGCAACCTGAAAATGGCGGTTCGTGCCATGGTAGAGTATGTCAGGCGCGACCTGGGCCTGACCATCAAACCGAACTGGCACATCAAGTGCATCGACGATGAGCCGATTGATATGATGGGCTATGTCATCCACGATGATGGTCACGTCACCGTCAGGGCGAGAATATTTCTCAGGGCGCGTCGCGCTTTTCTCAAAGCCGCCCGCCGAACCATGAACATCGGCTTTGCCCGCCGCCTGATGGCATATCACGGCTATTTCGTTCACACGGCGACCCGAAGCCTCCGAGAGAAACTCAATGTCACGAAGATCAAGCGCAAGGCGTGTCGATTCATTCGTAGAGTTGACAGAAGAAAGGAGAAACCCCTGTATGCTCAATGTAATCCAGTACACCGGCGAATTTGTTTCGCTTGAAATGTCCTCCCGTCCTCTGGATGATTTGACGGACATTTGGCTCAGGAAGAATCCTCGCACCAGTCAGGATGACGAGGGAAACACCATCCATCTCGCGGATGAAGCCTACATGCAGATCGACATTGCGGACGCCCCCGACCGTGCCACCGTCGAAGCCAACTTCGATCTTTGGTATGACACCGCTGCCGCATGGACTGATTCTGGCGATGATTCCGAGATCATCAAGCGGCTTTCCGCTGCCGAAGCCAAGAACGCAGAACTGACAAGCATTATCTACACTTTGATGGGGGTGAGTATTGATGGTTGACCCGAAGATTGACCTGCTGGCGAAGCAGATTCGCAGAGCGCTTGAAATCTTTGCCGAGCAGTTGACGGATGAATCCACCATGATGGAGATTGCCGACATCTACCCGGCCTACCAGGTGGGCCACGAGTACAAGATCGGAAAGGTGTTCAGCTGGGGCGTGAACGCCGACAATGAGACACAGCTTTATCAGGTCTTGCAAGATCACGTCAGCCGCGAGGAATGGAAGCCCGACGAGGCCGTGTCCCTCTACAAGAAGATCGGCATAACCCCTGGCGGCTATCCCATTTGGACACAGCCCTATGGCGCGACGGACGCTTACCAAAAGGGAGATATTGTGCAGCATAAGGATTCCTTATGGATTTCGACCTGCGACAATAACGTGTGGGAACCCGGCGTCTACGGTTGGGACGCTTACAAAAAGTGAGGAGGTGCGATCATGGCGAGGAAGTATGAACCCGAGTACGAGGAACAGGTGGAGCATGATACCGTGATGGTGTTGATCAACGGTGAATGGGTGGAGGTGACGAAAGATGATTCTGAAAATCGGCAGTAAGTCCAATTCCAAACAGGCGATCAGGGCATACCGCCTGTTGATGGGTTTCCCGATGGAAGATGAGTTCTCCATCGCTCTGGAAACCGCCACGAAGAACTTTCAGAAGGAACACAATCTGATTGCGGACGGCATCGTTGGCCCCAAGACCTTCATCACTCTGGTGGAGACCCTGCCCGATGTGATGTACAAGGATTACAGTGGCAGCGCCTACGTCAAGGCAGTTCAGGCCCTCGTGAGCGCCTCTGTGGACGGCAAGTACGGCAACGGCACCCGAGCCAATGTCATCGCGTTTCAGGCCACGGCGGGTCTTGAACAGACCGGCAACGTGACCAAAAACGATTGGCTTGCCCTGTGGGATTGCGATTACACTCGCACCGCCAAGACCAGCGGCACCAACACGGTTCAGCCCGTGGACTACAAGCAGGGCGACAAGCGGTGGGGCAGTAAGCCCTACACCTCCACCGGCAGTTCCAAGCAGACCATCGCCTCCTCGGGATGCGGCCCTACGAGCATGGCTGACATCATGGCAACGTGGATTGACAAGACCATCACTCCCGTGGAGATGTGCAAGTATGCCCTCGATCACGGCTTCCGCACCGCTTCCAGCGGCACCGCCTGGGGCTACTTCAAGTCCGTGGCGAAAGCCTACGGTTTCTCCAAGTTCGTCCAGACCAAGAGCATGGCTACGGCGCGGGCGGCGCTCAAAGAGGGCGCTCTGGTCGTAGCGTCTATGGGGCCGGGGTATTGGACAAAGGGCGGTCACTACATCTGCCTGTGGAAAACCGACGATACTTATATGTATGCCAATGACCCGGCATCTTCTACTCGCAAGAAGCAGAAATTGTCTGCCTTTGAGGAGCAGCGAAAGCAGTTCTTCATCTTTTACAGATGAGGGGGTGATTCCATTGAACGTCGAATCTGTCTGGCAGATGTTGGCAGACATCAAGATTGGCGCGTTGATCGCGTGGACGATTGTGATTATTGCGATTTTCACTACGGTGACGCGAGGGGTCAAGAGCGTTTATGCCTTTATCACTAAGTACAAAGAGATGAAGGAGATGAACGAGCGCCAATCCAAAATGCTTAATGAGCATGAGATGAATTTCAAGGAGATCAAGGATTCCCTGGCAAAGATCAGTAAATCGCTCGATGAGCAGAAAACGATCAACTTGAAATACACCCGTCATATCCTCGTAGATGGATGCTGTGCCGCGATTGTGGCGGGCAATATCCAGAACGAACAACTTGCATCGCTCGAAGAAATCTATGAGGAATATCGGACTGTGTTCAACGGTAACGCTTACGTCAGTGGTCTCATGGAGCGAGTACGCGCTTTGCCGATCATTTTGAACAAAGACGAAGAAGGAGGAACACAAACATGAAGAAGATTCTTTCTGTCCTGTTTCTGATGGCGATGGTTCTCGTCATGGCTGTCCCGGTCATGGCTGAAACCGTTCTGTCCCTGCCCGAAGTTACAATCGCTCCCGTTGCGGCTGTTGCTGTGGAATCCGAACCGACCCCCACGACCCCGTGGACGTGGGCCTACCTCGCTACCATCGCCGGGGCCACTGCCGCCACCCTCCTGATCGTGCAGTTCTTCAAGGTTCCGCTCGATCACGTCTGGAAGATTCCCACCAGGCTGTTCGTTTACATCATCGCGTTCGTCATCCTCACAGTTGCCACCGGCTTCACCGCCAGCCTGGATGCGAACACCTTCCTGCTGTGCATCCTGAACTCCTTCATCGTGGCCCTCGCTGCCTACGGTGCATACGAAGTGACCTTCGCCAAGCTGGACAGATGACAAACAAAGAGGGCGTAGGCGTCAACCTACGTCCTCGATGTCTAAAACAAATCCGAACACATGCTTCAAAATGAAGATATGGTTCGGATTTGCACGGTTTGGTGGAGCGAAACACGCAATATCCGAAACATCAAGTGTGGCTGTTTTCTGACCTGAGATGTTGAAGGTGAACACCAATCTGCGGCCTTTTCCACCGTCACGGTCAAAAACGAACACAGAATTAACGAGAGTGTCTATAACTCGTCTACGATAATCCTCATCCTGAATGTCGCCCTGTCTAAACGATTCGAGCCAATGAATAATGCGCTCCTTCGATAGACGGGGCTTTTTATTTTCCTCTTTGGCGATTCGAGTTTGGATGTCCTTCTTTTGAGCTTCGAGTTCGAGCAGACGGTCTCGGGTGCTTTCCGTGGCGATACCCTGTTCCATGAGGTTGAGGATGTTCTTGATTCGCTTGGCGACATCTTTGAGATCGTCTTGGAGCTTTGGGATAATCTGATTCTCGGCGGCTTCCCGCTCGATGATCTCTATTGCTTTGGCGGCGATGCTTTCGATGCGCTCATCCGTCAGGACGGTTTGAACCGTGAACCTGACCACCACCTCCTCAATCCATTCCTTCTTCTCCGTGGCCTTGTCGCAGGTGTGGTTCTTCTTCCGATCAGCGCACTTGTAATAATAGTATGTGCTGCCGTTGCGGGCGGTTCCGCACTCGCCCACCATCGGGGAGCCGCAATGTCCGCAGAACAGCTTGGTGGTGAGGAGGTAATCGTTGCGGGCCTTGCCCCTGGCGCGAGCCACGAAGTTGTGTTTGTACCGGGTCTGTACTTTGTCGAAAAGCTCCCGTGAGATGATCGGCGGCAAGCCATTCTCACGAATCACGTCGCCGTAGCGGTACACCCCGATATACTTCTCATTGGTCAAGATGGTGCGCAGGGAGTTCTTATTGAACAGCGTATGCCTCGCGGTGCGATACCCATGCTCATTGCAGTAGTCAATCACCTCTTTGGCGCTGTGGCCCTCGGCGTAGAGCTGGAATATCTCTTGCACGATCTTTGCCCCGGCTGGTTCGATGATATAAGTTTTGTCGGGGCCGATGGCGTAGCCCAGGGGCGTCGTGCCTCCGTTGACCTTCCCGGCGAGGGCGTTCTCCGTCAAACCTCGCCTGATATTGCGGGACAGGTTCTCAGAGTAGTATTCAGCATAGCCTTCGAGAACGGATTCCAGAATGATTCCCTCTGGTTCATCCGGGATGAATTGCTTGGCATAGTAGACCTTGACGCCGTTGCGCTTCAACCTGGCCTTGTACATGGCAGAATCATATCGGTTTCGGGCGAAACGGTCAAGGGTGTACATAAGCACCGCCTGAAAGCCGCCCTTCTCGGAATCCTTGATCATGCGCTGGAAGTCCGCTCGATTGTCGGTCTTGCCTGACAGCGCTCGGTCAATGTACTCGCCCACGACGATGAAATCGTTTCTCTCGGCGTAGACGCGACATTCCCTGATCTGTCCCTCGATGGATTCTTCCCGTTGATTGTGGCTCGAATATCGAGCGTAGATTACCGCTTTGACCATAGTATTTCCTTCAATCCAAACAATTCATGAAGCAGCGAGATCGGGATGCAGGGGAGCGATCTCGCTCTGTCCCGTCTCTGCTCATATCGCCTCATTAGACCCTTCTTTAATGATTCGCCTCTCAAAATCGTAGGCCGTGGACATGAACTCATGCTTTGATCGACGATCAAGGGAACGGAAAATCCTGACAAGCTCTTTCTCATCGTCATCAAGTGAATCTTCTTGTGAGACAGCGTGGATGGTATCATCGTCTGCAAAGAAGTCCATTACAGAGCAATTCAGGTATTGTGCCAACTTCACCAACATGTCCTGCTTGGGTAAGCTCCCATTGTTCCACATCGTGACCTTGGATGTGGTGATTCCCATGTCTTTCAAGACCGCCGTAGGGGTGGTTCCTCGGTCATTACAAATGCGCTTGAAATTCTCGGCAAACTCCATATTATAGTCCTCCAAAAATTTATTATACCTAAAATTCGGAGTTTTCTATTGACAACTTCGCTTTTTGCATTTATAATAAGACCAAGAACTTCGGAAAACGAAGTTGGCAAATAAAACCTCCACCACCCCGTAGGAGAGGTGTGACGTTCGAGAGCGGTTCCTGCTTCCAATAAGAATCATAACTCAAAATCGTGGAATTGTCAACATCGGAGTTCGGATTTCAGAGTACAAAGTTCGGAACAGGAGGTGACAAAATCGTGATGGACATTCGAGATCGCATGAAGAAGGTCGGCATGACGCAGGTTGAGATGATTCTCGAACTGCAAAAGCATGGCGTGATTGTTCAGCCGCCCGAGATGTCGCAGATTCTCTCAGGTGTGAACACCTATCCCAAGGCAAAGCGAGTGTTGGAGCTATGCGACAAGATTCTGAGCGAGAAGGAGACATCGGCGTAATCCTTGACCTGGCCCGCCCTCTGGCGCGAATGATAGATGTGATCGAGGATTACTACAAAGACCCCGAACACGAACGAGCGTTTCAGGAATGGTATCTGAAACGGTTCGGACACCCGGCCCCGGCTGGAATATGAAAAGGAGAATTTCACCATGACCCTGAGAGAGTTGCACGA